AACCCGTGGCGAAACTGACATCGACTTCGACGCCATGCGGCAGTCAATTGGGTGCCGCTTGGATCGCCTCCGCCGCGCCCAGGGTCCAAAAAGCCTTCCTAAAGGAGCTGACAGAGGATGAGCTGCGTGCTTTGCCTTGGATGTTTGAATTTTGGGCCATGGAGCATCAATTGCCGCCGGAAGGTGACTGGCGCACCTGGGTGATTATGGGCGGGCGCGGCGCGGGTAAAACCCGAGCTGGATCGGAATGGATCCGCCAGATGGTGGAGGGCAGCCGGCCCAAAATGCCGGGGCGATGCGCGCGGGTGGCGCTGGTCGGTGAGACTTTGGATCAAGCCCGTGAGGTGATGGTCTTTGGTGAAAGCGGCATTCTGGCCTGTGCGCCGCCGGACCGGCGGCCGCAATGGTCGGCCACGCGCCGGCAATTGACTTGGCCCAATGGGGCTGTGGCGCAAATCTATTCAGCATCCGATCCGGAAAGCCTGCGCGGGCCGCAGTTTGATTGCGCATGGCTTGATGAATTGGCCAAGTGGAAGAAACCGCAACAGGCCTGGGACATGCTGCAATTTGCCTTGCGATTGGGGAGCAACCCGCAACAATTGGTGACAACCACCCCGCGCAATGTCGCGACGCTCAAAGAGATCCTTGCGCGCGACACCACCCGCTGCACCCACGCCAGCACTGATGCCAATCGCGCCCATTTGGCCAAATCATTCCTGCAAGACGTGCGGGCAAAATATGCCGGCACCCGGCTGGCCCGGCAGGAGTTGGATGGGGTTTTGCTGGATCAGGAGGAGGGCGCACTCTGGTCACATGCGCATTTCACCCGCGCGCCTCAGGTGGAGCTCAACAGCTTTGATCGTATTGTCGTGGCGGTGGATCCTCCGGTGACCCATTCCAAAACCTCCGATGAATGTGGGATCGTGGTGGTGGGTGCGCTCACTCAGGGGCCAGTCCAGTCTTGGCGCGCCACTGTTTTGGCCGATCTGTCATTTAAGCCGACATCTCCCAATGATTGGGCGCGCAGAGCGATTGCGGCGATGCAGGAGTTTCACGCAGACCGTTTGGTGGCTGAGGTCAATCAAGGTGGAGATATGGTCAAGACGATCGTCGCGACTTTGGATCCGCTGATTCCATTCACCGGGGTACATGCGGCCCGCGGCAAAGCCGTTCGGGCTGAACCTGTGGCCGCTCTTTATGAGCAGGGGCGGGTGACACATGCTCCCGGCTTGCAGGCGCTCGAAGATCAAATGTGCCGAATGACCCATCAGGGATATCGCGGATCGGGCAGCCCGGATCGGGTTGATGCTTTGGTTTGGGCAATTTTCGAGCTGATGCTCGCGCCCGCGCAACCCCATTTTGACCCAAAAATCAGAAGCCTGTGACGGTTAACTCAAAATTAAGAGCGGCGTACGCCCTGTTCTCCGCTTTGTAAATAATTTGCCTCAAATTGATTTCAAACCGGCCAAAGCGCCATAAAATGAGGAGCCGCCCCATGGTTTTGAATTTGTTCAAATCCGCAACGAAACCCGCGACTGAATCTAAGGCGTCTGCTGCAGGACCGGTGATCGCCTATCATTCCTCGGGCCGTGTGCTGTGGTCAGCCCGTGACGCAGTTTCGATCACCCGCTGTGGATTCCAAGGCAATCCGGTTGGCTTTCGCGCGGTGAAATTGATCTCTGAGGCGGCCGCGGCCGTGCCTTTGCTCTTACAATCGGTCGAGCAAAGATTTGACACACATCCAATCTTGACCCTCATCGGTCAGCCGAACCCAAGTCAGGGCCGTGCCGATTTATTTGAGGCAACCTTTGGGCAGTTGCTGCTGCATGGAAACGCCTATCTTGAATTGGTGACGACGATGGATGGCGCTTTGGGCGAATTGCACTGTCTCCGCTCGGACCGTATGGCGGTGGTGTCTGGCCCGGATGGCTGGCCTGTGGCCTATGATTATAGCGTGGGTGGACGCAAACACCGGTTTGAGATGGCCGGTGATCTCGCACCGATTTGCCATTTGAAGAGTTTTCACCCCCTAGACGATCACTATGGTCTGGCACCCATTCAAGCGGCTGCCTCTGCCATTGATGTGCATAATTCCGCCTCCAGTTGGTCAAAAGCGCTTCTCGACAATGCCGCGCGCCCCTCGGGTGCGATTGTCTATGGCGGCGTCGACGGGCAGGCGCAAATGTCAGCGGAGCAATATGATCGGTTGATCCATGAGATGGAAACCCATCATCAAGGCGCGCGCAACGCCGGTCGGCCCATGTTGCTGGAAGGGGGATTGGACTGGAAGCCCATGGGGTTCTCACCGTCCGATATGGAATTTCAAAAAACCAAAGATGCGGCGGCTCGTGAGATTGCCACTGCCTTTGGCGTGCCGCCAATGTTGCTTGGGATTCCGGGAGATGCGACCTATGCCAATTATGCAGAAGCCAACCGAGCCTTTTACCGCCACACCGTACTGCCCTTAGTAGAGCGGGTGGTGGCCAGCATTTCCACCTGGCTCAGCACAGCAACAGGCGATGAGGTCGCGCTGCGCCCAGATTTGGACCAAATTCCCGCTCTGGCCGGAGAACGTGAAGCGCTCTGGCGACGGATCGGCGCGGCGACCTTTCTCAGTGACACAGAAAAGCGCCGGCTCTTGGGCCTGCCAAAACTTGAGGTGGGGGACGGCTGATCTGCCCCCGGCGTCATGCTGCCTCTTTGACCTCTAATATTTGAAAAGGATGTTTCAATGCACGATCCAAATCGCTTTGGACTGGACCAAAAATTCAGCCGCCTGCCAGGGCGGGTCCAGATGACTGATGACACTCAAATTGAGGGATATGCAAGTTATTTCAACCACATAGATCAAGGTCGTGATGTGGTTTTGGCTGGAGCTTTCGCCGCCTCTTTGGCCCGGCTTAAAGCCTCCGGGCGCAGCGTCAAGATGCTTTGGCAGCACGATGCAACCCAGCCGATTGGCGTTTGGGACGAGGTGCGTGAGGATGACGTTGGCCTATTCGTCAAAGGTCATTTGATCGCTGATGTGCCTAAATCGCTCGAGGCTGCCCGGTTGCTTTCGGCTGGCGCGCTGGATGGGCTCTCCATCGGTTATCGCACCATTAAGGCGCAAAAACGCGCTGATGGCAGTCGCGCGTTGAGCGAATTGGATCTCTGGGAAGTGTCTTTGGTTACTTTCCCGATGCTGCCGGAGGCGCGTGTGGCGGCCAAGGCGCAAGCTCAAAGCCAAGATCATTTGATCCGTGAATTTGCGAGTGCCGTCAGCGTCGCCCGCAGTCAGCTGGCCGCCTGCCGGCCTTCCCGAAACCTCCATCAAAGGATGCCATTATGACCCATGACCCATTGGAGACGTCCGAACCGATGCCTCTGAGCGCGCTGAAAACTGCGCTTTCAGGCTTTGTGACTGACATTGCCGGTTTTCACACTGATTTGAATTCGAAACTGCACAAACACGAAGAGCGATTGAATATGATTGACCGTAAATCCATGACCCTGTCTCGTCCGGCTTTGGCCACAACCGCAGAGACCCTGGCGCCGCATCAAAAGGCCTTTGATACCTATCTGCGCTCCGGCGATGACGAGGCGCTGCGCGGGCTTGAACTTGATGCCAAGGCGTTATCCACTTCCGTTGCGAGTGATGGTGGGTATTTGGTGGATCCACAGACCAGCGATACGATTGCCACAGTTTTGCGCTCACACGCCTCGTTGCGCGCGATTTGTAACGTGGTGAACGTTGAGGCCACCTCTTATGATTTGCTCATTGATCAAGGTGAGTTTGGTTCCGGCTGGGTGGCTGAAAATGGCACTGTGAGCGAAACCGGCACGTCGATGATTGAGCGTATCTCTATCCCGTTGTTTGAACTGTCGGCTCTGCCAAAAGCCTCCCAACGGCTATTGGATGATAGCGCCTTTGACATTGAAACCTGGCTGGCTGGGCGGGTTGCAGATAAATTTGCCCGCGACGAAGGCGCAGCCTTTGTTCTGGGTGATGGTAACAACAAACCAACAGGTTTTCTGTCTCATGGCACGATTGACAATATGCTCTGGTCTTGGGGCAGTCTTGGCTATGTGGCCACGGGCTCATCTGCTGATATTGGCGATGGGGTGTCATTGATTGATTTGGTCTACACGCTGGGCGCGGAATATCGCGCAAATGGCTCTTTTGTCATGAATTCCAAGACCGCCGGCACCGTCCGCAAATTGAAAGATGCAGATGGGCGCTTCTTATGGTCTGACAGTCTGGCAGCTGGTGAGCCTGCGCGCTTACTGGGCTATCCGGTGCATATCGTCGAGGACATGCCTGATATTGCCGCTGACAGCATGTCGATTGCTTTTGGGGATTTTTCGAAGGGCTATACGGTGGTGGAGCGCCCAGACATTCGCATTTTGCGCGACCCATTTTCTGCCAAGCCGCATGTGCTTTTCTATGCCACCAAACGCGTGGGCGGCGATGTCAGTGATTTTGCCGCGATCAAGCTGCTGAAATTCGGCACGTCTTAATCGCCGCAAGGGGGCGCGTGGGCCGGCCATCGTTCGGATTTGCAGTTTGGATCTCCCTGCAAAACCACCCGGCCTGCGCGCTCTGTTTCAAACATTGATGTACAGCTGTCTGGAGTAGAGCAATGATGCTTGTGGAAGAGACTAAAATTGCAACCGCTGACTTGCCGGTTGCGACATTCAAAGCGCATCTTCGGTTGGGATCGGGCTTTTCGGATGATATGCTGCAAGACCCCGTTTTGGAGGGATGCCTGCGCAGCGCCCTGGCGGCTATTGAATCGCGCACAGGCAAGGCTCTGATGCAACGCCGGTTCTCTGTGACGGCCAATGCTTGGACCCCAGGGGCAGAGCAAAGCCTGCCGATCGCGCCGGTCACAGGTCTTCATGCGCTGACCACCACCGACACCGCTGGCAGTGTTACCCCACATAACATCAGCAATTTTTCGCTTCTGCGCGATGCTCATACGCCCAAAGCCGTGTCCTTGAGCGGTTCCTGGCCCGCAATTGCGCCGCAAGGCTCGGCAAAGCTGACTTTCATCGCTGGCTATGGCACAGCGTTTCAGGATCTGCCCGCAGATTTGGCGCAGGCCGTCTTGATGTTGGCGAGCCATTATTATGAGGCGCGCAATATCGCAGGTCTTTCCGCCAGCGCCATGCCCTTCGGCATTTCTGTTTTGATTGAGCCTTATAAGGCGTTGCGCATCACCGCGGGAGGGGGCAGATGACTTTGCCAAACTTAAACCGCAGATTGACGCTGCAAGAGATGGCGCGCAGCCCAGATGGGGCAGGCGGATATCGCGAAACATGGGCCACCTTGGGGTATCTTTGGGCGGAGGTCAAAGCGCTCTCGGGCGATGAGGGCGAAAGCGATCATGTGAAGCTCTCGCGCGTGCGCTACAACATCACGCTGCGTTCTGCCCCCATCGGCGCCCCATCCCGCCCGAAAGCCGAACAGCGCTTTGTCGAAGGGCCGCGAATCTACCGCATCCATGCGGTGGTGGAGAGCGACACCAGCGGCAAATTCTTGCTTTGCAAAGCCAGCGAGGAGCTTGCCACATGACCTATGCCGTTTCAGATGCGCTGCAGCAGGCAGTCTATCAAGCCTTGATCGCCGATCCAGCTGTGACCGCCTTGGTGGGTTCAGACATCTATGATGCCCTGCCAACGGGGGGCGTGCCGATCACCTATGTCAGCCTCGGCCCGGAAGAGGTTCAGGAGGCTTCAGATAAGGACGGGGCAGGCGCGCGCCATGAGCTGACAATCTCGGTGGTGACGGACACCAGCGGATTTCAACTGGCCAAACAGGTGGCCGGGGCGATTTGTGATGCTCTGATTGACGCGCAATTGAGCCTCAACCGTGGGCATTTGGTCGGGCTTTGGTTTTTACGCGCTAAAGCCGCGCGCTCAAACAGCGGCACCTCACGGCGCATTGACCTGACGTTTCGCGCTCGGGTGCAGGATATTTAATTTCAAACAGGAGACAGACCAATGGTTGCTCAAAATGGTAAAGATTTACTCATCAAAATCGACATGAACAGCGCGGGGCAGTTTTCGACCGTCGCTGGTCTGCGCGCGACGCGCATCAGTTTCAACTCAGAGGCCGTCGATGTTACCAATCTGGACAGCAGCGCCGGTTGGCGCGAATTGCTGGCCGGTGCCGGGGTGAAATCCGCCAGCATCTCTGGCTCTGGGGTGTTCAAAGACGAAGGGTCAGATGCCCGTATACGGGAAATTTTCTTTGATGCGGAAAATCCAGAGTTTCAGGTGGTTGTGCCAGATTTCGGCCTCATTGAGGGGCGGTTCCAAGTGACCTCTTTGGAATATGCCGGCACGCATAATGGCGAGGTGACCTATGAGCTGTCACTGGCATCCGCCGGTGAGCTGGCCTTCACTGCACTATGAGCGCCAATCCTTTTGCCGGCGAAGTGGTTTTGCAGCTGGATGGGCAAGAGCATCGCTGCAAGCTCACGTTGGGCGCTTTGGCGGAGCTGGAAACCACGCTTGAGGCAGGTACGCTGATCGCTTTGATTTTGCGGTTCGAAAGCGAGGCGTTTTCGGCCTCCGATATATTCCAAGTGATCTATGCCGGTCTGCGCGGTGGCGGCTGGCGCGGTCGGGCTGAGGATTTGATCACGGCCGATATTGGTGGTGGTCCCGTTGAGGCGGCCAGGGTGGCGGCGCAATTGTTGCATGTCGCCTTCACGCCGCCGGGTGCGGAGTGATGCTTGCCTGGGGCGAAATGCTGCGCTTGGGGCTGCATCAATTGCAGCTGAAACCTGCTGAATTTTGGGCGCTGACCCCAGTGGAATTTCTCATGATGCTGGGCCTGACGGAAGGTCCTAGCGCGCTGACGCGCGACGGTCTGAGCCGTTTGATGGCGCAATTTCCTGATGAGGAGAAAGAAGGGATAAATGTCTGAATTTGATGATCTAAGTGAGGAATTTTCCAGCCTAAACGGCGAGATGGAAGAGGCAAGGCAGATGGTTGCGAGCTTTCGCAAAGAGATGGGCCAGTTGCAAACTGCGGTGGCGCGTAGTGGCAATGATGTCACCCTCTTAGAGCGCGGCCTGTCCAAAGGGCTGCGCCGTGCTTTCGATGGCCTTGCTTTGCAAGGCGCGAGCCTTTCTGGCGTGATGCGCGATTTGGCCCAGAGCGTTGCTGCCACAGCGTATAATGCTGCGATGAAGCCGGTCACCGATCACTTTGGCTCCGCTCTGGCGCAGGGGATGAGCGGGTTTATGCAAAATCTTTTGCCCTTCCAAGCCGGCGGGGTCATCAGCCAGGGTCGGATCACCCCTTTCGCCAAAGGCGGCGTTATAGATGGGGCCAGCCTCTTTGCCATGCGCGGCGGCGCCGGATTGATGGGGGAGGCGGGACTAGAGGCCATCATGCCTCTGAAACGCGGCGCGGATGGCCGTTTGGGTGTGGCGGCGACGCAGGCCGCGCCGGTTCAGGTGACGATGAATATTTCCACCCCTGACGCGGCCAGTTTCCAACGCAGTCAATCGCAAATTGCCGCGCAAATGAGCCGGGCGCTGCACATGGGCCGGCGCAATTCGTAAGGAGCATGTCATGTCATTTGACGAAATTAGATTTCCCACAAGCCTCAGCTTTGGCGCCTCTGGCGGTCCGCAGCGGCGCACAGATATTGTCACCCTGGCCAATGGGTTTGAAGAGCGCAATAGCCCCTGGCAACATTCGCGCCGGCGCTATAATGCAGGCGTGGCCTTGCGCTCTTTAAGCGATATTGAACAGGTGATTGCCTTTTTTGAAGCGCGGCGTGGTCAGCTCACGGGCTTTCGTTGGAAAGATTGGGCCGATTACAAATCTTGCGCCTCTGATCGCGCCATCTCAGCCACCGATCAGCTGCTGGGCATTGGGGATGGGTATGAGACCCAGTTCCAACTGCGCAAAACTTACCTGTCCGGCGCCGCGCGCTATGAGCGCCCGATCACCAAACCGGTTTGGGGCTCTGTCATCGTGGCCGTGGGGCAGGTGCCACAGCAAGACACCATTGATTTTGAAGTCGATACCGCCAGTGGCGTGGTCACATTCTCCCATCCGCCTGATGAATTTGCCGAGGTCACAGCTGGTTATGAATTCGACGTGCCTGTGCGCTTTGATACCGATCAAATCGTCACCTCTGTGGCCAATTTCAATGCGGGTGAAGTGCCCAATGCACCGGTGGTTGAGGTGCGGGTATGAGCCTCTCTGCGCTTGATATACATTTGCAAACCGGGGCCACCACCGTGGCGCGCGCCTGGAGCATTACGCGCCGCGACGGGCTCCAGCTGGGGTTCACTGACCATGACCTGCCACTGGCCTTTGACGGCCTGAGCTTTCGGCCCCAAACGGGCATGACAGCACGCGCGCTGACGCAGAGCTCTGGGCTGGCGGTGGACAATAGCGAGGCATTGGGCGTGCTGAGCGATGCGCGGATCAGCGAGGCAGATATTAACGCTGGGCTTTATGATGGGGCTGACGTGACGATCTGGTTGGTCAATTGGCAAGATGTGACCGCGCGCAAGGTTTTGTTCAAAGGACATTTGGGCGAAATTCGCCGCAGTGGCATCGGCTTTGAAGCGGAATTGCGCGGGCTTACCGAAGCGCTGAACCAGCCCCAAGGCCGGGTCTTTCAAAGTCAATGTGCTGCGGTGTTGGGCAATGCGGCTTGTGGTTTGGATCTGACAGATCCGGCCTTTGCCAGCCAACGCGCGATAGAGGTCATCACAGACCGCCAACGGCTGCAATGGTCAGATTTCAGCGGTTATGACAGCGGTTGGTTCACCGGTGGGCGCTTGCAGGTTTTGGATGGGGCTGGACGGTCGTTATCGGCTTGGATCAAGGCCGATTATGAGCAGGGCGGGGCGCGGGTTATGGATCTTTGGGAGCCTTTGCGGGCTGAGGTTCGCACCGGTGATCAGGTGTTGCTGCAGGCCGGATGCGATAAGACCTCTGCGACCTGTGCGGAAAAGTTTAACAATATCGTCAATTTTCAGGGGTTTCCTGATGTTCCGGGCGAGGATTGGTTCATCTCTGTGCCCGCATCAAGCGGGCAAAACGACGGGGGCGCATTGTCATGAGCGATGCCATTGTGCAAGCCGCACGGCGCTGGATTGGCACGCCCTATCAACACCAGCAGAGCCAATATGGGGTTGGAACCGATTGTTTGGGCCTGATCCGGGGACTATGGCGCGAGGTCATCGGTCCCGAGCCAGAGGTTGTTCCTTCGTATTCGCGCGACTGGGGCGAGACGGGCGCGGAGGAAATTCTTCAACTGGCCACGATGCGACATCTGATCGCAAAATCACTGGCTGAGCCGGCCCTCGGCGATGTCATATTGTTTCGCATGCGCCGGGGCTGCATTGCCAAGCACCTAGGTGTGCAGGTTCAAATCGGGGCGGCACCGAGCTTTGTACACGCCTATAGTGGGCATTGCGTGACCGAAAGCCCTCTCAGTCAAGCCTGGGCCCGCAAGATCGTCGCCCGCTTTCAGTTCCCATTGGAAAGGTAAATATCATGGCAACTTTGGTACTTTCTGCGGCCGGCATGGCCCTTGGTGGATCAATTGGTGGCACCGTTGCCGGGCTGTCCATGGCTGCGATTGGGCGCACGGCAGGTGCGGCGATTGGCCAAAGCATTGACCAAAAGCTGCTCGGCAGCGGGTCGCAGGCTGTGCAAACCGGCCGCATTGATCGCTTCCGCCTGACGGGGGCCAATCAAGGCGCTGCTATGGGGCAGGTCTTCGGCAGGATGCGTATCGGGGGCCATGTGATTTGGGCCACCCGCTTTCTTGAACATGTCGCCCAATCTGGCGGCAGCGGCAAAGGAAGCAGCAGCGCCCCTTCGGTGACCCGCTACAGCTATTCAGTATCCCTTGCCATCGCCCTATGTGAGGGGGAAATTACCCATGTGGGCCGCATTTGGGCCGATGGGGTAGAGGTGCCGCGCGACACTTTGAACATGCGGGTCTATCCTGGTTCGGCTAACCAATTGCCGGATCCGAAAATTGTTGCGGTACAGGGGGCGAAGGCGGCGCCTGCCTTTCGTGGCACCGCTTATGTGGTGTTTGAGGATTTAGACCTAAGCCCCTATGGCAATCGCGTACCGCAGTTCAATTTTGAGGTCACCCGTCCCTCCGAGGATCGCAGCGCCGCTATGGCGCAAGACATCAGCCATGCTGTGACCGCTGTGGCTATGATGCCGGGCTCTGGCGAGTTTTCACTGGCCACAACACCGGTCTATTTTGATGACGGTGCCGGCAAGACCCGCGCGGTGAATGTCAACACAGCCACAGGGGACACAGATTTTGAGGTCTCCCTGGAGGCGCTGGTTGGGGAATTGCCCAATTGCCAATCCACCTCGCTTATCGTGTCTTGGTTCGGCAATGATCTCAGGGTGGGCCATTGCGAGCTGCGGCCAAAGGTGGAGCAAAGCGACCAAGAGCCAGAAGGCTTGACATGGCAGGTCAGCGGGGTGACCCGCGCCACGGCCCAAAAGGTGCCTTATGTGGATGGGCGGCCTGCCTATGGCGGCACCCCTTCAGATCAATCGGTGATGGAAGCGATTGCGGCCCTGCGCAGCAAGGGGCAAGAGGTGCTCTTTTATCCCTTTATTTTGATGGATCAACTCAGTGGAAATGGACGGCCCGATCCTTGGAGCGACGCGCCGGATCAACCGGCCTTTCCTTGGCGTGGACGGATTACGACAGATAAAGCGCCCGGTCAGCCCGGCAGCGTGGATAACACCGCAGCGGCAGATGCGCAGGTGGCGCAGTTTTTTGGTCAGGCCAAGCCTTCGGATTTTACGATATCGGGCGGGCAAGTTCATTACAGCGGGCCAGCTGAATGGTCGTTTCGGCGCTTTATTTTGCACAATGCGGCATTGTGTAAAGCGGCCGGGGGCGTTGAGGCCTTTTGCATTGGTTCAGAAATGCGCAGCATGACGCAAATTCGGGGCGCCGGTGGGCGGTTTGTGGCGGTGCAGGCCTTGCGGGCGCTGGCGGCGGATGTGCGGCAGCTCTTAGGTGCGCATACCAAACTGTCCTATGCGGCCGATTGGTCAGAATATTTCGGCTATCAGCCCAATGATGGCAGCAATGATCGCTATTTCCATCTTGATCCGCTTTGGGCCGATGCGAATATCGATTTCATCGGCATCGACAATTATATGCCCCTGTCTGATTGGCGTGATGGTGACGATCATGCGGATGCAGGCTGGGGCTCGATCTATAATCTCGACTATCTGAGCCTGAATGTTGAGGGCGGCGAAGGCTATGATTGGTATTATCATTCTCCCGAGGCCCGCGCGGCGCAAATTCGCACGCCCATCACCGATGGGGCGGGGGCGGAGCCTTGGATCTACCGCTACAAAGACATTCGCAATTGGTGGAAAAATCCCCATTACGAGCGCAAAGCCGGGCAACGCGATCTCCTGCCAACCGATTGGGTGCCGCAAAGCAAACCGATTTGGTTTACCGAAATTGGCTGCGGCGCTGTCGATAAGGGCACAAATGAGCCGAATAAATTCGTGGATCCTAAAAGCTCTGAAAGTGCTTTGCCGCGCTATTCAAATGGGCGGCGCGATGAGCTGATCCAGATGCAATATCTGCGTGTGATCTATAGCTATTGGAACGATCCGCAGAACAATCCGCAATCTGTCGAATATGACGGGCAAATGCTGGATATGTCGCGGGCCCATGTTTGGGCCTGGGATGCGCGCCCCTATCCCGCCTTTCCAGGCTATCGCGACTTATGGTCTGATGGCGACAATTACGACAAGGGTCATTGGATTACCGGTCGCACAGCGGCGCGCCCGCTCGATTCTGTTGTGCGCGAGATTTGTGCCCGCGCTGGACTTGCGGATGTGGAAACCACCGAGCTTTATGGCTACCTGCGAGGATACGGCATTCATCACGTCGACACGGCCCGCGCGGCTTTGCAGCCTTTAATGCTGGCATTTGGATTTGATGTGATGGAGCGCGCGGGCAAATTGGTCTTTCGCAGCAGGTCTGAGCACCGTCCGGCCCAGCTCGATATGGGCGCTTTGGTTATGGCACAGGACAGCGGCACAGCCATTGACTATGACCGGGCTGCGGCGGCTGAAATTTCAGATCGGGTGCGGTTAAATTATGTTGAGGCCGACGGCGATTTCGAGATCGCGGCCAGTGAGGCAGTATTCCCCGAAAATGAGACCCGCGATATTTCCACCTCTGAGTTGAATATCGCGTTGAAACGGGAGGAGGCCCGCGCCATTGTGGAGCGCTGGTTGATCGAGGCCCGCGTGGGGCGCGACCGCGCGTCTTTCTCCTTGCCGCCATCTTTGGGACATTTGGGGGCAGGGGATGTGGTGAAACTGGCCGAGCCCGGCGGTTTGGCCTCTTACCGCATCGACCAATTCGAACAAGGTGATCAGGGATTGGCACAGGCGGTGCGGGTCGATGAAACCCTCTACCAAGGGTCGAGCATCGCGCAAAAACCGCTCGAGCTTGCGGCCACCACACCCATTACGCCGGTGTTCCCATTGTTTATGGATCTGCCGCTCATCACGGGCGATGAGCTGCCACATGCGCCATATGTCGCCGCAACCGCAGAGCCTTGGCCGGGACCGGTGGCGCTTTACAGCTCGCGCTATGATGC